TCATCGTCATCACTCATCGCTGACTCAGCTGTTGCTGATACAGGAGGTGGAGCTGATGATACCTGAGGTTCAGGTGACGACTTATTCTCAAACATCGGAGTGTTATCATCCAAGTCTTCCATCACCTTACGTGTCATTGGAGTAGAAGATTCGCCAAGAACGATCGCAAGACGTGATTTTAGTTCATCATAAGATTTATAGTTCTTAGCATCTGTCCACTCTGTCATGTCGTGCTGCTTATTATACACAACTTCTTTAGCTTCATCATCACCATCAAATAGTTCTGATTGACCTTTAAAGGATGACGCATCGTAGTTAGGATAACCTTCAACCTTACGAATCTTCAGCGTAAAGTCTGCGCCTTGCCACATGTCAAACGGATTGACTGGTGCTTCATCAGGAAACTGTGGTTGCATTGAGTCCATGATCTTATCAAAGATCTTTTTGCCAAAGCGATACAGCTTTACTTGACCCTCATTTTCAGGATTTGATGGATCAGAGATGATAAGCACATTGGCCACATAACGTAGATTACGCTTACGCTCACGTACTGTACGCTTTGCTTCATCACTACCATCTTCATTCCAAAGACGACTATTAGATTCTGCTAAAGGGTCTGACTGACCAATAGATGTCAATGATTTCTCTACATACCATTGACCTGTTGGTCCCTTAAAGAAGTGATCCCAATACCGAACCCAAGGTGTAGGGGCTTCTGCGTCTCCTGGTAGGAAACGAATTACAGCGTAACCATTACCTGCTTTGTCACGAGTAGGAACCCAGAATCGAGGATCCTCTGATTGACGTTGTGTTTTTTCACCAGTACCTGCTTGTGCTTGTTGTACCAATGATTGTAGATCTGTGCGATTACGTTTTAGTGCTGCAAAACTCATATATATTCTCCATATGTTTATGTGTTCTTTTTGTCCACGTTATTCATTATATTCTGTTTTTGTATTTATGTACACTCATTTAAAATTAATTTTTTAAATTTTTTCTCATTCATATTAGTCAAAAGGCAAGGAGGCTTGGCGAGGCAAAAAGTTTAAAGTCATTGCCTCGGCCTCTAGTTTATCTTTAATAATTGGGGCTACGTATTTTTTCACGTCTTCTAACTCTAAATCTACATCTTTACATACATGGATTATGGCGTCCATGTAACTAGATTTATGCTCTTTTACCACGCTTTCCACGAGCTTTGTAAACCTTGCCTTTGTTAGAAACTTCTCTTCTTCCATAATATTCTTTATCCATTTCTTGTGTCCATTCTTCACCAATGTCTGGATAGAATACACCGACTGTTCGCTTAACCATACCATTTTTGTCATAAGCAAGTTTGACACACTTTAGTTTAATTAATTTTTCTCGGTTTGCACCGAACCGAGAATCTGCATATGTACCTGTTCTTAGGTAATTTTGCAGATTGTGAAGATACCCTTCTTCTACAAAATAAGCTGCGCGATCTTTACCATCCTTCGAATCCTTCATAGATCTCATGGAACTGACTTTAGTCTTCTGTTCTTTGATCCACTCTTTAACTTTATTAGGAGCGAGGGCGTGATCATCAGGTAAATCACGAATAGATTCGTCTAGTGTCATATTTTTAGCTGGCTGCTTTGCAGCCCGTGCTTTAGCTAACCTTTCGGCTGCAGCGGCACGTTGTTCATCTGACATTTTACGTTTACGCTTGATTGTTTTTACCATAACTTTTCTCCTTCATAATGTATTCTATCACAGTTTAAAAGAAAAGTACACAGTTATTTTTCATCTAGTTCAAGAATTTCCCATTCGCCATTGATTTTTTTAGCTTTGATGAAGTTATTATCAATTAAGTACTGAATGGTATTTTCAATAATCTCTTCCCTATTCATTTTATCCCACGATCTTCCGATCATAAAGGCACAAAGGGAAGCAGCAAGGATGAGTATCCAGCTAATTAAAGTAGGATCTATAAACATTCTATCTCCTTATTTAAAAGTATTTATACTAACTAAAAGAGATGACACTATCTACGCGAAAGGACCGCCACTCGTTTTTATTCACATCAATAACTCGAATAGCCGCATCTGAATAACCTTTACTTTTTTCTTCAGTATTATTATCTGTAGCTGATGGCGGAATTGAATCCTCATGAAGAGTGCAAACCATATCACGCTCTTCACCATTAGTCTTTTTAAAAATTACACGACATTCACGTTTACGTAACTCGTTAATCATTTCGTTACGATTCATTGGCAATTCCTCCACTATAGTATCTGACATGTAGTCACCTGCTGATGTAAATTTTAAATCATTCATTGATTAATCCCAATCATTATCAAAACGAGTTGTTTCGCGAAATGTTTCACCATAATATTTCTCAGCATATTTAGGTGCATCGGTGTAATAAAAGTCGTCATTACGAAGAGGTGATGTTTCGACACGACGAGCTTTACGCTGCTTGATTTGTTTTTTCAGAAAATCATCGTGTTGTTTTTTTAATTCAGCTACGAACGAAGTCATACCAGTCATTCTCCTTTAAGAGTTTCACAAAGTTCATTTTATCTTGAGGTGACATATCTACCTCAGTACGCTTTGCGCCGTTGTTATACTCACGCAATACAAAACCGCCATTATAACTACTGACGATTTGATAGTACTTTTCATCTCCCCATTTTTCGTTTTTGTAAATCATATAGTATCCTACACTGTTTAAAAGCAAATGTACACAGTTAATTTGCACAAAGTTCAAATATTTCTTCCCAACCTTTTACGACCGGAATATCATCATGTCTAAAATGCATGTTATGAGCATGCTCAATAAGAATAGACTCAAGACCTAAATCGTGGCCTACTAAAGCATTTTCTGGTTTATCCTCAATCCACATGAGACCTGAATCTTTATACGGTGCTAATGCTTCATCTTTATCTGCACCAGTATCAATACAAAGAACACTAGTAAATGCTGTGGCACCAAAAAGTTTGCGCAAATTGTCTTCACGCAACTTAGCTGCGTGGGGGTCTAGAGATAGGGATGTAATAGCATGAAACGTATAACCTAACTTACGATGTAGTAAGTCAACATAATACATTGCGTCACGAAGTGGAGGCAGAAAGCCAATGGCTGCTGACTCATTAAAGGTACAAACAAGACGTTTGCCTTCTTCTTTTGTTACACCATAACGATGGCGAATATCGTAGTCTGTGGTGTCAGGATTAAATTTATAACCCCGCATTTCCATCCAGCATTTAAAGGCGTATTCCCAATTGAGAAGTACACCATCAACATCCGTAAGGATCACTTTATTTAAATTATTCATTCATTTTACTTTCATAATCTAGTCTGTAGGCCCCTTCGGGCAAACTCCAGGCATTCATAAGCTTGAGATACATTACAGAAGTCATTGTAATAATATTGTATCTCTGGGCCTTTTCATCAAATTGGCGAATGTGACAATAATCGTCATAGAGAATAGCGCCAACGTCTTCTAGCTCAGCCGTTTCGTCCATAATATTGATGAATGTTTCGTCTTCATCAAATTCTATTGTAATCATCCCCAATCCTTAAAGTCGTTATTCACGGTTTCATTGTATTCAAAGCCGGCATAATACTCAAGCAATTCTTGCTCGGTCATATTATATGCTTCTATACGCTCAGAAGTACCAGTGCCGTCAATATAATAATGAGGCTGTAAGCCGCGACGGTAATAACTGTCAGCCGATCCACGATCGAACGGACCTCCATGGCGGATTGTTTCAGATTTTCCAAACGTGACGTCATAGTCAACTCCTTTGTAGTTAAAAATATCTTTTTTCATTGCAGCTTTTCCACTATAACTGTTGCAACACAAAGCGCTATGAAAAACGCTGAACAAAATACAAAAGCTCCCATTATGCTGCCGCCTTAGTGTTATGGGAGAATGCTACAAACCCCATTGGAGCAATAACTGCCATTGTACCGTCTTCATGCACGATGATATCACCAACTGAAAGTGAAGACATGCGACCCAAACGCTCAATGTTTTCATCAGGACCGATGTTACCAACCTCAAAACAATCGTTATAATCTTCGGCTGTGATGTTAGCAACGTGAGTATAGTAACCAGCATCAAATGCATCGGAAGCTAGGCCACCGATTTTATTGCCTGAGAAATCCATAGACATTTTAGTCTTAGCTGCAAAAGCCGGTACTGAGTCAAAGTCGCCTGACTCGTTAATTGTGTTGCGTTGAGCTGCTGTGAGTTGGATCTGATATACTGCAAATTGTGTCATGGTTATCTCCTCTTGATATAACCTTTATACACTATTCAAAAGCGTTTGTACACAGTTAATTGCGCTTTAACCGCATTTTGTTTTCATTCAAAAGCAATAACTTATAAATAAGTTTGAATGAAGGAGGATGAGTGCTATGATCGATCCGGTCAGTGCTATAGGCTTGGCCTCTGCAGCGTATCGCGGTATCAAAGCTGCAGTAAGCACGGGAAAAGAATTGCACGATATGGCAGGCACACTTTCACAGTGGGCTGGTGCTATGTCTGACTTAGACTTTTCGCACAAGCAAGCTGAAAATCCGCCGATGTTTAAAAAAATGTTCGGAGCAAGTAAAATAGAAGCTAATGCTCTAGAAATTTGGGGACATAAGGAAAAGGCAAAAGAACTACGTGAAGACTTGCGTAGTCATATATCATTGTATTATGGTCCATCGGCTTGGGAAGAAATTGTGAGAATAGAAGGCCAAATGCGTAAGAAACGTAAAGAAGAAGTCTATGCAGCCGAAGAACGCAAACAACTAATTATAGAATGGACAGTGGGCATTGTAATGGCAGTAGCATTAGCTAGTGTATTAGCTGGCATCGTTTATATAACAGGAGCAGGAACAGGGAAATGGTAATATGTGGTTATTAATATGGTTCGTATTTGTACCTGATATAGGCATAAAATATTATCATATAGATACCTTTAGAGCTGAAACGCTATGCAAGGTTGCACAGGGCAAAGCTGTGGTTTTGGCACGCGAAAAAACAGAATCACTAGAGTGTATATTTGTTTCTGACGAAAAATAGTTTATACGGTTAATTAGGAAAATAAAAAATGTCCGAACTATTTGATTTCGGCTTTACAGCTGTAGATGAACAAGAATTAGAAGCCGTACAACAAGCAACTGCTGCTGCTAAAGCAGTTGAGTCTACTGCTACAACTACTCAAGATAGATTAGATAAACTTTATAATGCTGTTGTGCCACTCTTAAATAATTTAAAAAAGAATCCGGAAAAAGATTATATTCTATGGCCTAATAGATTATCGAAGGTTGAGGAATTTGAGGATCACTTACAAAAAATTTATCAAGGTTGATTACTAACGGCTACCAATTAGAGTAAAATCTTTTATAATTACTTTTCAACACTACTCAATGCATCTAGTTGCTCTGTAATATCATCAATCTTTGCATGATGTGTATCATGATCCAAACGATGTTGAGCATATAAAGCTGAATGTTTACCTGCTAGTCTTAGAAAATGGGTTTCTAAACTAACCACTTCCTCTTGAACGGCATCGATCCGTGCGCTATTTTCTTTAATACCTTCTGCCAATGTGTAAATAATCATTGCTGTAATAATTTCCATAACTGTTCTTCCTTATCATTATATTTAAAATTTCGTTTAATTTGGTACTCGCAACCGGACTCGAACCGGTACGCCCTAAGGCAAAAGATTTTAAGTCTTCATTGTCTACCTATTCCAACATGCGAGCTAACTGGCGTCCCCTGTAGGATTCGAACCCACGACCTAGTGCTTAGAAGGCACTTGCTCTAATCCAGCTGAGCTAAGGAGACAATTTGTTTTTACAACATTTTATCTTCAAAAATAAATAGTTCGCGGCCTGGGTATTCCATACCCTCTACGACAATTGGGTATTTTACCATTTTGACACCGGCAAAACGCTTTTTTAAGTTAAGACGAATTAGTTCTTTATGTGGTGAAATACACCGATAGCGCAAATCAGGCCGTGAAGGTTCACAATAACTCCACACAATACCATCAAATTGAAAGTTGCCATCCATGGGCTCTGGCATCATCCATGGGATATTATCATATAGTTGTCCGTGGTTGTGCACAGACAACACCATAGAACCACCAATTTCCACCATTTCAGCCATTTTATAAATAAATCGCATAACATCAGCAAGTGTATCTTGGTGCGTATAGCCTAACCAAAAATTGCTTACTAAATCATAACGATTAACCATCGGTAATTCTAAAAAATCAGACTGGATAAAATTGACACCATCACCAGCTTTTTCTTTAGCGTAATCTAACATTTTAGAGGACCGGTCTACACCAGTTTTAGAATAGCTACCGTTTGCAGTGCGTAGATGATAACCAGTGCCACAGCCTACATCACACCAGTTTTGATAGTTACGCTCTTTCATAATCAATTCAACAGTAGCAATTTCTGTCTTAATATCACTAGATACTATTTCATTATGAATATATCGCTCTTCATAATTTTCTACTAGTTGCTTATCATTATAAGGATTCATTATGGTGTTCCATCATTTTGTAAAAGGAATTGAGTACTCATATCCGTCTTTTGACTTAAACGTAATTATAGAGTAATCATATACTTTTTTATTTATGTCTTTGTATTCTGTAACATTCTGACACTGACGTTCTGTCTTATATCCAGTAATGATGGTTTCTGTTCTAGGCTTATTTGCTTTATCAGCAGCAATAATACCACCAAGAACAGCGCCGGCTGCAGCGCCGTCGTCTTTACCAGTTGCGCCTTTACCTAATAAACCACCAAGGATCATACCACCCAATATATCGCCGCCAGATGCACCGCCGCCTTGACGTGTAACAGTACCGTAGATTGGGACTTCCACATTCTGACATACTTGTCGAGTGTATGGAGTACTTTCAACTACAGTAGCAAATACATCCTCAATAGTGGCTCTTGTTGTTTCTGCCATAGCAGGAGTTGCCACAATTGCTGTTGCTAATAAAATACGTATCATTTTTCTTCGTAAGCCTTTTTCCAGATTTCTGTTGTGTCTTTAGCGCCTTTATTTGCACCTAGCATCCATCCCATTAGGAATGATAGAAAGCACATTAGTAGGATCTCAATAATCACAAAAGCTGTATAAGTCATAATTTATTCTCCTTCAGTTTCATAAATTTTCCAATTGATTTCTGACCAATTTGTATCCCAAAGCATTATATTGAATGGTATGTCTTGTTTTACTAATTCTGTTTTTAAATATACCTCAGCAAACGCTGGCATTCCATAATCTACTTCTTTTAGACAATTAAAATGTCTACCGTTAATAGTATAAAATCTATGATAAACTCCAGTCTCTTTATAATCAGTTATAGTGTATATTCTCCAATAGCCAGGAGTTTTTGAATTAAAATTATCATACCATGATAACATTAGTCTATAGTGTGGTGTTTCTCCGCCCACCTCTAAGACTTGCCAACGATCGGATGAGCCTAAAGGCTTTGATCCTTTAAAGGCAGTGAAATTACGCGCCACTATTTTCTCCATATTCTTCAACTAATTCATTCACTAGTACATATACAAGATCTACGTCCTCATCATTGAGAGGTGGGATCTCTTTATTATATAAACCTATAACAATCTCATCTTAAATATTATTGCGATTTGATTTACCATCTACAAGTGGAAGATGGTATCCTTGTTGTAGGATATGAAAAACCATTTGACCTTGTTGCTCAGCTGTCAGTAGCATCTTTTTCCTCCACTAGAAAACGGACAGTCATTAGATTGCCATCTTCGC